CGCCTTATTAAGTGGGAGTATGTGTTAGAGGTGCAACGCCACCAATGAAGACACAGAAACCAAGCTCTTTGAATGATATGCAAAGTAAACCGAAACAAACACAAGCAGGTAGGAATGGTAAGTCCGGTAACAAAACTTCCAAAGCGCAGAAACGGGGAGGGAGCCGCAAAGGTCCCCCCACATACACAATCACCAAGGACGAGTTTATCATGGATGTGGACACATCTATGGATTACACCGTCTTCTCTTTACCGATAAACCCGGGGTTGAAGCAGACTTTCCCGTGGTTATCAGGAGTAGCGAAAGCTTGGGAGAAATATAGATTCAAACGTCTCCACTTTCAATACAGATCTCTAGTCACTGATTACGCACCCAATGCTTCAGGGCGCATAATGCTCCTGGGTGACTATGATGCTTTAGATCCACCCCCTGTGTCCAAACAGGCTTTCCTTGACAGTCAGCCTGTTGCGGTGGCAAAGCCCTACACAAGTGCAGTTTTGAGACTGTCAGCACAACAGATGAACAATGAGGTCAACACCAGGTTCATACGTCGTGCCTCAGCACCATCACATTCAGACTTACGTCTATATGATGTTGGTAAACTTCACTTGGGTGCGTCTGACTCAGCTTCCGCTGGCAAATGTGGAGAGCTGTGGGTCTCTTATGAAGTCGAGCTCTCAGTGCCCGTGGTTGAAGAACCTGCAGGCCTGAGCCAACCCCAGGGCATTCTTGCTGGATATGGCAAGTATGCTGGCTGGGATGTGGGAGCTGGCATCAATCAGACTCTATGGTTGGACATGAACCCCATCTATCCTGGAGGCAGTCCTGGGTTCGTCTATGAAATAGAAGAACTCGAGACCAAGACTGCTTCAGGATATTTATTGCTGCAGCCCGGAATATATGAGTTCTCAATTCACGGACAGGTATATGGCGTAGACTTCACTACAAACTCGCTATTGACTGCCTATGCAGGGCTGCAAGCATTTAACATCGATGATGAACCTCTGTATCAGCTTCCACTTGATGCAACTAGGCATTATGCTTTGAATGCCACATCATGGGGCACGGCTGAAGTATCTCAGATACCTTTCTCCATGGATTTCACAGCTCAATTAAATCCTGGAGATGTGTTTCCGGACGGCTATGCCCGAATCAAGCCGTTTGTCACAGCTAAAGTGAATGGTGACGCCGGACATCTCGATGTAACATATGACTTAATAATTAAAATTGTTTAACTTGCGCAAAACCCAGCGTTGATGAATGGGTGAAGTATTCGAGCGAACAGGATAGATTGTGAGAAGGAAAGATTACGTGGCCTTGGAAACCACTATCGAGTCTCAACCATAAGCATGATATCTGATCGAATGGCGACTGATCCGCAACCAAATACTACTGTTAGAACTGGACGCTTAGCGACGGGATGTGTTCCACGATGTTCTTAAATACAGTAGCGGATCCCCCAAGGAGGCATGTGGGGCAATAAGGGCCTGGCAGCGCGGAGAGACGGCACCCCTGTGACCGCGAAAACCAACATCAAAACCCGAGGATTCTTGTCACCTCATGGATTATTACGACGATATCGATAATTCTTACTTTGCTTCTATGGAGCAGTGGGCGAACGAGTCCACGGAGGACCAACTATTGCGAGATGAATTGGAGGTTTGGATGGGGGAGGAGTGGGTCGATGATGAGAATCATAAGGACATTCTGTTAGGCGGAGACGTTGAACAGAATCCGGGGGAAGGAACGGCAAACGCAGGCGGCGCTGGCCGCCTGGATTTGACAACGACAAGGGCAGATGATAATATTGCAGTGAATGTCACTGACCCTGCGGCTGGAGGTGGGCCGCCTGCGCAAGACACCCCCCTTGATAATGCCGGAAGCGGCGGCAGCTCGAGGAAACCTGTTACGCTTAAGAGATCTAAAGGTAAAGAAAAGACGGATGGAGACCCTGGCCCGGAGAAGCCCGAATTGACAGGCGATTGGCTTTCGCTGGCTCTCGAGATTGAGACACAAAGAAGGATTTTGGGTAAGACCTTGCCTTATATGGACATCGCTGAGCAGAGTATAATAAAGCAAACAAAGCCAGTAGAAGTCATTAAGCACATGTTAGAGAGCCATTTCGAAAAGGAACTAGAGGGTCATTTTCCAGCCGTGCCAATTAAGAAATCAAATGATAAGCATAGGAAACTAAAGTGCCACACTTGTGGGGGAGTTGGTCATTCTGCCACGCATTGCCCTCAGAAAAAGAAGTGGAAGCCAGTGTCACGTAACTCAACGTCAAAGGTGGCACGAGGATTGATGGACTGGGAAGCACAAATTAAGGGACAGATGGATGCGTTGAAAGAAATGAAGGAAGATGACTCGGACTCAGATTCGAGCGATAGTGACAGTGATGATGAAGAGCCAGAGCCAGCGAAGCCTGGATATGATCGTGATCCATTAGGAGGTTTTCAGCCTCCGGAGGTCCACATGTCAAACGTGGATAAGACGCGATTATTCAAGCTCAATTGGCGTAGGCCTGCACCAACATTGCCCAATGCATTCAACGTGACCTTAATTGCAGGCACATTGATGGCTTTAAAGAAGTGTCTTTGGGGCGTTCCGTTGACTCATACCCAGCTGTGCACTAAGTTGTACAACTTTGCGTATGAGAATGCCACTAATGTGGCTGTTTCGGAACGACACCTCAGAGTCTTAGCCACTTGTGTCCAAAGTGGGAGCAGTGCTGGACTAAGCACATTGTGTCAAGCCTGGAATCTATCCCCGAATCACACCCCCATTGAGGCTCTCCAGACACTTGGGGCTGCCCCGGTGATTAAAAGCTTATTGTTTGGAGCCACACTTGGCCTGGTAGTTGATTTGACTTACTCCTACCTGAATGGCACAGTACCTTATGTGAGGAATAATCCAATTGTCAATCGTGTCCTGGGAGTGCCTCAGTACAACTACAAGCTGAAATTCCAAAGATTCATCGGTGATCCCTATTCCATTGAATCAGACAAACGGCATGACATGATTGCTATGGCTGAATGTAAGCATTACAACCCCATTGCTGCAAGATTGAGGTTTTCACAGACTTATGGCCCATTTAAACGAACATACTCCTTCTCTGCGTATATGGGAGTTGTCGTCCAAGTGGCCAATTTTGCGAATCTGCACGATGGAATGGACGTGCCAACGTCGAAGGCTAAGGTTGAAGCTACGTTAAGCAGACTGGGAACCGTAAATTACAGTAGGTTCTCACAGTTGGAAAATGACTCACCAATAGAAAATGTAAAGACTGTGTGTGGTATGATCCGTGAAGCGCACAAGTACCACAGTCTACAAAGTCAAAATTTTCAGAATCCCGGAGGTTACGAACTTACATCGTCGGAGCGAGGTATGGGGAAGTCCGCCTCCCTCCAATCCCAGATCTCAAGCCTGGCACCAAATTCAGAGAATTGGAAGTCCTACTGCCTAGTAGGCCTGTTGTCGCTGTCAGCCTTGGGCCTCATGTACGGGAAGCAACCCTATTCCATACGGATCCCGGAGATAGGGACACAATGCAAGCTGGAGCACGCAAGAGATTTGCTGCAGCTATGCCTAAAATTGATCACTCCCTTGCAGATGAGTTCGGGGAGTTCGTTAAAGACCTCTGTAAGCAAAGGCTTACTCCTTTACGCCCAGATGCTGATTTTGATGTCGAAACTTGGCTCTCGCATAGCGGATACTCTGGAGTCCGCCAGGCAGAGCTGTTAGATGTGTGGCGTGAAGTGGGGGAGGATGCCCTGGTAAATGAGAAATACTGGCGCGTAAAATCATTCATGAAGGATGAAGGATATCTTGAAAATAAGCATGCACGAGGAATTAATTCAAGGACGGACGCTTTCAAGTGTCTTGTAGGTCCAATGTTCCACGCTATTGAGGTGGAGATTTTCAAGATGCCCGAGTTCGTCAAGTATGTTTCGGTGCGCGACAGAGCTAAGTATATAATGGAGGAATTATATTTTCCAGGGTATGAATATGTGATAACTGACTACACTAGCTTCGAGTGTGGTTTTGTGCGTGAGATGATGGGCAATTGTGAATTCATTATGTATATATATATGATCCGTCACACGCCATTGTACTTTAGGATGTTGGTAGTGTGCTGGGACGCAATAGGTGGAGAGAATGTCTGTACATTTAAATACTTCGTCATATGGGTCCTGGCCACACGGATGTCTGGCGAGATGTGTACCTCACTGGGAAACGGTTGGTCGAATTTTTGCCTGATGTCCTTTGTAGCATATAAATCAAAAGTCACGTTCAAAGGAGAATTCGAGGGAGATGATGGTTTGGCAGTGATTCTCACTGGCAAGCTGGACCCTAGTTACTTTGAACGTCTTGGAATGAGAATTAAACTGGAGAAGGTCGCTACCATTGAGGAGGCGAGTTTCTGTGGGCTCTTGTTCGATACCCAAGACATGGCTATAATAACAAATCCAATTAAGGTCCTTGCAAATTTTGCTTGGGGTAAGGCCGCCTATCGGAATGCTAGTTCCACGGTGTTGAGACAGTTGCTGCGCGCGAAAGCACTAAGCTTCATGTATCAATATCCAGCCTGCCCCATAGTCACCGAGCTGGCTTATTATGCAGAGCGGATGACCCGCAATCAAAAGATCAGGAAGTCTTTACTTGATCGCATGGATGCTTATGATCGGCGTCGCCTTCAGCAGGCGATGGTCTGGTATGAAGAAGCTCGAAAAACCGGAACTCTGGACAGTGGCGAAAATAGGCGCCCAATAGGAATGAACACCAGAATTCTGATGGAAAGGCAGTTTGGCGTTTCGGTCCACGCCCAACTGACCCTTGAGAGCATGTTTAGATCAAAACATGATCTCGAACCTATTAGCATCCCCCTTATAGAATGGCCAGAAGATCTTGTGTCGTTTCAGGAGAATTACGTGTTGCAAGCTCCTGTTGGCGACGACGCTTACATCGGTGAATGGTGGAACAAGATGCCAAACTATAAGGCGTGGTAGACCCCCTATGCAACATGGTGGGAGTGCGTACCCCTGGTTCCTGTGTTGGAACACAAGCGTCTAGAAGAACGACGTTATAAAC